TGAAAAAGTGCAGAGCAATTTGCACGATGCCGTGTGTATTCGTTGCCATCCCAATATAGCCATTTGTGCCACATTTGAGTTGTTGAATCATAGGCCCATGTCAAACCATAGTCGCCAATGCTAGGGAAAGTCACGACATAAACTTCGTGGCCCTCTAGCTGGTAAGTAAACGCAATCGCATCAGTAATTGTTTGATTGATAAGCGTATTCTCAACAGCATGAGTAGATATGCGAGTTGGGATATACCCATTCATTTGCATGATCTGTGCTTGCCCACGGTTGTTGCGAGACACATAAGCAAACGAATTTCCTAAACGATATAACGACTGAGGCGCTGCAATACCGTGTTGAGTAGAAGTGCCTGGGATACGTTGGAAGGGGAAAGGAATAGCACCTACGTCTGTCCACACTTCCGAGGACACTTCACCCATCAAATAAATTTCACGATGGTCAGCAATCAAAGCAACTAGCTTATCTGGTGCAGCGTCTTTAAAAGCGTAAGAAGTTGAGCTAGAAATAGGCGACAACAGATCAGATGCGCCCCATTGCTGTGTTCCAGGATTGTTGTAAACAAAATAGTTATCAACAATATCCACAGAAGAACCGCCAGTAAAAGCACCATCTGTGCTAGGCAATATGCTGAAATTTAAAGCATAGTCTGTGATACCAGCCGATGTAGAAGAATACATCTGCTCAGACGATACTGTCATGGAATTATTTAAACCATAACTTGCGGCATTTATTGTTATTCCAGCAGTTGAATAAGTCGTATTGTTTATTCGCCAAGTGCTGCCGCTGCCACTTCCGCTAATGTTAGCGGTAATAATCATACCAGAAGGAAAATTTGGGTCACTACTGTTAAACAAAGCCTGTCCAACAGAAATTGAACCAAAATTCAAAGTGCCAACAGTTAAAACACCTGCGCTAATACTGCAACTTGCCATCAAAGCTGTGTTAGCTGAAGTAATTTGTGTTCCAGGAGTTACACCAGCGCCATAAACGTATTGGTTTACTGCAAGAGTCCCGCTGTTAATTACAGTTGGCGTTAGCAAAGTTCCAGAAATTTGCCCAATAAAAGACACGCTAAAGGCAGGTGCATTTTGTGATGTGCTTACGGTGTAAGTGCCAACACCGCCAGACCCGCTACCAAATGCAGTAACAATCGTATTTGCAGTAACGCCAGTTCCTTGAATCGTTTGACCAAGGTGTATTGTTCCACTTGTTACCGATTGAACAAAAAGTGTCGTTCCAAAGATTGCCCCTGTAATAACAGCGCCAACCGTTGAAGAAGTCATCAATTCCGCTGCAACAGTTTGAGAGGTGTTTATGGTGTATGTACCAGTTCCACCAGTTCCTGTGCCTAATGCAGTAATGACTGTTTCAGACGCAATCCCAATTCCTGTTAAGGCTTGATTGATTGCAATTGTTCCAGTATTAACACTTGTAACGGTTAAAGTTGTACCGCTAATTGAGCCTGTAAAGATAGCACCAGAAGGGCTAGAAATGTACCAAACATAACGATTAGCACCATCAACAATGTAAACGTTAACGCCGTTATCGCTGATCTGAACTTGACCTGTTGAAGTGCTCAAAATGCCAATAACAGAAGGCACTAAATTGGCTGTTAGCGAATAAACATAAGCGCCGCAAACAACAATCAGTTGCTGCCCACCAGAAATAGTGTGCATCCCACGAACAGCAGCAGCGTTAAGATTTGCTAATGTTGTTAATCCTGGTGTCGGATAAAGAGCAACAACCCCACGGTTTCCCGCCTGTTTAAGCGGGTCAATCTCAGGTCGCCAGTTGATACATTCTTGCGACTCTTGATAAATAGATGGGGCTTCGTAACTTGGCCCAACAAAGCCAAAGTCACTCATCTAAAGAACCCTCCAGACAGAATCCAGCCAGCATCCTTTTGGCGGCCAACCAGCAAAGCATCAGCATATCGAGCAACTTGAGGCGGTTTCATGTTGGTGCGCTTAACAGTCGCTTTAGCTTCTTGTGCGTTTTTCTGAATCATCGAAATCTGCACAGGCGAGGCTTTGCCGTACATAGGCATTAAGAAATAAGCCAAGTTCCAGCGCAAAGCGTTTGTGTAGCCTTGCGGTAGCTGAATGGTGTCGTTAACGCTTGAGTAACGGCTAAAAATGTTGTCGGTAAACAAGTGCATTTCACCCTGAGAAGGGTTAGGCCACACAAAAATGTTACCCAATAGCTCTGTTGGCTGATAGTAAAGCGCCTTGGGCCAAGGGCCATTTAGCGTTTTCAGACCGATCATTTCGTATTCTTCCAGCGACAACACAGCTACTGGATAGTCCAAGCCGCCGTTTTGAACAGGGATGCCGTTGCTGTTTGTATTGATACGCACAAAGCAGCTAGAAATGCTCAAAGGCCGCTGATAGTAAGCAGTAATCGGGAAAGGCGTAACAGTCCCCGTCATTGATGTGCTGCTAACCGTTTGTGATGCCGATACCGTATAAATACCAACACCGCCAGAACCAGTTAAAACCGCAGTAATTTTCGTGCCAGAAGTAACACCTGTTCCGCTAACCACACAACCGACACCCAAATAACCAGCAGAGACAGCACTAACAGTAAGGGTAGTGCCGCTAATAGACCCAGTAAACGCAGGATTAGGCGTTGTAACATAGTTGTTAAGGGTGTACGTCCCAGCTTCGTTAATGTTTCCGCCAGCGCCTGTATTAAAGGCCACAATCTGCGTTCCTTGAGACAGGTTCATGTTCACGCCGTATGTCGTGGTCAGATACTGCCCATTAGAAATAGCACCAGAAGTAATGATCGGTGCGTTAGCTGTGATTGATTCGTTGTTGATAAACAGCGACTGAGAAATCGTGTAAGTGCCTACACCGCCGTTACCTGTACCGAACGACAAAATAGATGTGCCGCTAGGAATTGAAGCGCCAGTAATGATGCTGCCAACCTGCAAAGCACCGCTTGACACAGACGTAATGGTCAGCGTTGAGCTATTGATTGAGCCTGTACCAGCAAAGTTGTTGACGTTGGTATTAGCAACAGTCAATGTGTTGCCGCTTATGTAGCCCGTGAAACCAGCGCCAATTTCACCAGTTGGGCCAATTGTGTATTGTGTCTGCCCTGGAACAATCGGGAAGATGATTTCATTCTTGTAATACACCATCATTGACTCATTCGACCATTGATCGATCATGTCATTGAGAAGGTCAAACGCATCTTGCGCCGCTTCTGGTGTAGGCGTTTCACCAGCTTCCAAAGCGCCAATGTCTTTCAGCGATCTAGAAATGATGTCAATTGGCATTACCATTGTTTAAGCTCCAGGGTAAACACGGGGGGCTTCCACGGAGGCACAACAGATTTCGACTTTTCTAGAAGCGCCAATTGTTCCTCTAACCGTGATTCTATTACATTTTTTCCAAACTTAGTAGCACCATCTTTTATCCATTGAATCACTAAATCCTCAGTAACTTCAGCATAAGGCGTTTGCACGTTAAACTTGTCAAATTGCCAGTTGCCTTCTGTCTCTATAACAACATCATCCTCAGTAGCCCTCACATGGTATTTGGCGTGAGTAATAACGTCTTTTTCGACAAAAAGCTCTAAAATTTTCCAAGTAATTATCATGATTCTTATGGCTCAGTAGGCCATGTGATTGTCCAAGGAAAGCCAGCTTCTTTAGGCAAATCACGCAAGGCTTGACGGTATGCTGCCCATGCCGCCTTATCTACTGGTGCATCGGCAATCTGTGTCCAATCAGAATTTTTTAGTAAATTATCCCTAGTGAATCTAACTTTTTCAGCAACTTCACTAACATCGGGAACAAATGGCTCAAATGATTGTCCATCCCAAGTGCCGTTTATTCTGGTAGTCTCATCAGCAAGAACCCAATTCTCAAAATCTTGTGAATCGGATAAAACAATGTTGACAACTTTACCGTTTTCAATGACTGCGTATTTCATTACCACCACCAAATTCTTACTTCGCCACGCCCACCAACACCGCCTGTTCCACCAGCAGATGATCCATAACCACCGCCGCCGCCGCCGCCGCCAGGTATGCCGCCATTACCGCCATTAGTTCCAGTACCAGAAGCATTGCCATAACCACCGCCGCCACCAGAACCAGCGCCAAAGATTGAGCCATTTTGACCATTGCCGCCGTTATTTCCGGAAGTTCCCCCAGTGCCGCCGCCAGTTCCCGCATAGTTTTGTATTCCACCAGTGCCACCAGCGCCACCAGTACCACCAGCAACATTACCACCAGAGCCGCCACCGCCACTGCCAAACATAGAACCACCGCCATATTTACCAGCACCAGAAGTAGCCACACCACCGCCACTAGCGCCGCCCCATTCAGCATTTGACCCTGGAACGCCTACAGCTCCAACGCCAGCACCAGAAGTTCCAAGGGAATTTCCAGATGTAGTTTGACCTACAGCACCAACATAAATAGGATTTCCACCGGATATAGGAACTGTAGTATTTGAACCAGCTCCACTAGATGCAGAACCACCACCAGCACCGCCGCCAGCACTTAACGTATTATTTACTTGATCGCCGCCACCGCCGCCGTAAGCAGTAATAAGATATTCATTATTTTTTATAATGGCTACAGAAGAAGAACCGCCAGGTGCAGCGCCAACAGTTACATATAAGGAACTGCCAATAGTAATTGCATTTAAACCAGTATACAAATCATTAGTTGCGCTTACTGGAACGACACGAACGTTTCTTGCCCCGCCGCCGCCGCCGCAACCCGCTGCAGTAATTCCCCCTGAACCACCGTTACCACCAGCGCCAATAACGTCAAACATTAAATAATTTGCGCCAATTGGAATCTGAAAGTATCCAGATTGTGTAAATACCGTCACCTTTGCAGATGAAGGAGGGGGAGTAAAGCTAATTGGAAACATATTTAATATTGTCCACCATATGCCAACACGTTTACATCAGTTGAAACTGTTTGAGAAATAAACAATTGATAAGTAGGCGGGATTACTAAAGTTGTATAAGATTTTTGCGCTGAAAACTCATAAACCGTATTAGAAAAAGTCACCGCAGTAATTAAAATTTCGTCAATTACATAGGATGTAGTCCCATTATATAACCATAAAGTTATTTTTGAAGCAACAGTAGAACCTTTACCTAAAACACTAATTGTATCAATCCGTGTACCATTAGTACTGGTTGCAGTAAGCTGTGTTAAACCTGTTGTACCAGTAATATTGGCATAACTTGTAACTGCAGTTGCGCTTGTTAGTGTGGCAATACCAACGATAGGAGTTACCGGAAAAATTGGGCTAGTATTAGCGGCCATTTAAAATCCTCCAAGATTATTGTTTGTGTATAAAGTAGACCCGACAGGATTTCCTGTAGATGCTCCTGCTGACCACGTTGCTGTTGTGCCGTTGCTAGTTAATACATATCCGCTAGTGCCAATACCCAACCGTGT